TGAACTTTGATCGCACGCATCATTACATCATAGATACCTGTGCCCGCCAGGGCCTCAGTGGTAAAGTCTGCGTTAGTGATAGCTGTGGTCATCGTTCAATTCTCCGGTGAATGCTTTAGGCTGAAGTGCCAGCGGCCATTGCTTGGCGTTGGGCGAGTTCAGTCAATTCTTTCTGAGTAAGTGCATCAAGGAGTTCAACACCGAATTCCTTAACCAACTTACCCTTAACACCTTTAGATCCATCAGGGTTGCGTATCTTGACAAAGATCTGGCAATTGCGTTCCTGGATCATGTTGAGTGCCATACGCGAGACATGGAATTCCTCGTTGTATGGGACGAACTTCTTAATCTGTCCGGTCGCTTTGTTACCAACCGAGAAGATTTCACCTGGCCAATCCGTCTTATTAGGATTCATGCAAGTGATCCGTACTCGAACCAAAGCGGTCTGCTCACGGCGAATGCGTAGAACCTTTTCATGCGCTGTTTCAGCACGGGGCACGAAGGGTACGACTTCTGCAATCTGTTCTGCAGTGGGCTCAACAATAGGAGCAGCCTCGACTGTCGGGAACAACTCAGGGGGTCCAGGATCCTTGGCTACCGGTGTAGCTTCCAGTTCTTTACGTTTCTCAGTAACTTTTTCACTGAGAGTTTTGGTACCAATGTTTGGGTGGAAAGTAACACCCAACTTGGTCGCAGTTTCTTTAAGGGCATCTAACTCAGCAGCAGCTACGGCTACGTCTTCTTGATTTTCATCGCTCATTGCGGTTTAACTCCGGGTAATCAATGTATTTAAACGGGAAAGTAAAAGGGAGCCCGAAGGCTCCCGGTTAACTTACAGTTTTGCTGCTGTCTTGATCAGGGCGATACGCTCTGAACGCTCCAACATGAAACCGTAGTACCACTTGATAGACATGAAACCAGTCTCACCGTAAGGGTCAGTCCGATCCGCAGTCTCAGGACCAGGCGCCTTGGAAGTGATCTTGAACTTCACAGTCTTGCCATCAGTTTGGAAACCGATAGTTGTGAAGGAACCATCACCAACAACCAACAGTGGGAATACGTCATACGCATTACCAGTTTCGTAGTGAGTTGCATTCGACGTAGAATCAGCACCTGCACCAGCCCACTTCAACATTTCAGGTACGATGACGACGCGGAAATGGCCGACAGAGCCTTCCTCACCAGTCAGTACCGTAGTGCCAGCAGCGTAATGCTGAACCTGGATGTACGCCTTAGCGCTGTGTAAGTCAGTCATTGCTTCCAGGGTAGGGAGCAATTCAGAACCACAGTACAAGACACGACCGCCAGAGATCACTTTGGTATCAACCAATCGAGTACCAGTGATGATCTTGGTTTGCTTTGGTGTACGGTTGTTATCCAACTCAATAGAGACCCGCAAGAGATCGTCATAATCAACGACATCAGCTGAATCAATACTGACCGTGGAAACAGCGTTACCTGCATACCGAACCACGCCTGCAGAGTTGAGCAAGTCAATCTGTAGTGCATCTTCAGTAATCTCAGAAGCGCCATTAATCATTTCACGATTAACGTGCATCTGAAGGTCGGCGTCCGAATCAAAGTCTATAGCCTCTTGAGACCACTCATCGAAGAAACCGAACTTGGCAATGGAGCCTTCAAGTTCAACGCGTTTGAAACCAACACGGTTAACTCGGCCACCGTTCTCAGACAACGTAGGTAGCTTGCTAGAGATTGAGCCAATATCCTTACTGGAGCCATAAAGGTTACCACCCAAACGCGAGACAACAGCACCGAGAGTGTCAACAGTGGTGCCTTGCAAGGAAACTGCAATTGCCTGAGTGCTACAGACAATAGAAGTCACAGCAGGGTCAAACGTTACCGTCCAAGGGCCTGCACCAGATTTCGTACCTGTTGCCTGGTCACCGGCCAATGCAGTTGCACCTGCTTCATCAGCAGTAAAGACTACCTCAGTCAGTGAAGCCTGGAAGCGCACTTCATAATTGGTATTAACAATGGTTGCGCCAGCAGCATCAATACCCTGGTCGTTGATGTTTGCGTCATCAAGCAAAGCCATGTACTGATACTTCTTGATCTTCTTACCCATGTTCTTAGGCAAGTTGGTCGTACCGGAGAGCTGCATGAAATACTGTTCACGCCGCGCCTCGATAAGAGCGGTTTTAATAAAGTGATCCGTCCGGATCTGTGACCCGATATCGGAGTCTGTGCCCCCAGCGGGGTCGTTATATTCGCGAGACATGTCTCAATTCCTTACATAAGAGTAGATTGATGCTTGGCCATGTGTTCTTCATCAGAGAGTGCAAGAGGGCTTACCTCGGATACTGCATTTCCCTTTGGCCCAGCAGGTTTGGTTGGCCCTGCGGCCTTGCGTCTAGCGCGGCGTGCTAATTCATCAGCGGATGGTTTAGTCGGTGAGGGTTTTGGAGTTGGCGTGTCTTTAACATCTGGGATAATCTCCTCAGTGTTAAATGCACCCGCTTTGTCCATCCTGTCTCCGGTAACCCGATACGCTTCAATATCTGACACGTTACCTAGTCGCCCAAGTGCCCGTTCTCGTTCTACCTCAGTGCTAATCAGGCCATAAATTCCACTAGCTAAGTGGTCATTGATGGTCTTCAAGATTTCAGGTTGATTCGATACGATCTTCTTGCTTTCGTCATCCCACACAGAGCTGGCGATATTGAGCGTTTCGTTGTAATGATCAGTGTCTCGAATTTCATCGAGTACACTGTCCAACTTTAACGCTGTGTCACTTACCTGGTGATTAGACGGCTTGTACTCAGGATCTTCATCAGTCTTTGCCAGGTCCATGGGTTCAATTTTGCTGTCAGCTACCAGCTTCTTGATTGCCTCAGGTTTCATCTGGTGGAGATCGATGAGGAAACTTAATTTTCCTTCGTCTAAGAGCTCGGTTTGTTCGAGCATCTTTATGATTTTCAGTTGGGGTTTCATAACCCCCATTTTCTTACTGTAATTGGCTCCCATTTGAGCCAAGGTACGCAGGTCTTCAATGGAACCGACCTGCATGTCTTTACCATTAGCACGAAGAGGCGCTAGGGCCTTCTCATGCTCAGACTTGTAATCGACTTCAGCCTCGTCTTTCTCGTCAGGCTTGTCTTTGTCTGCTTCCTGTTTGTCAGGATCCGCCTCGTCTGTGTCAGTCTTATCCGGGTCAGCGTCAGGATCAACGTCTTGCTCATCTCTGGCGTCATCATCAGGATCAGCAGGGTCGTCTTCCTCTTCGCCCTCTTCGAGGTCATCAACCTCTTCTGGAGGCAGGGCAAGCTGCTCAGGATCCAACGCAGCAAAGTCCTCATCGGACATCTCAAGTACGGTCGACTCTTGTTCGTCTTCCACACTTTCCTGGATGTCGTCTTCTTGATCCGCAGCTTGCCCAGTCATTACGCAGCTCCCTCAGCATCTTCTTCGGCAAGGGCAACAAGTTGCTCCTCACCTTCTTCGATTGCGCGCTCAGCTTGTGCAGCACGGTGCAGCGTAGCGTTGAAGTGTTGTTGCAATTCACCAATGCCATCAATAGCGCGGATGATAAGTTCCTGCCGCTCAGGTGATTGCATATCACCATTAGCTTTTAATCCAACAAGGCGATATGCGTTCTCCTTGAAGTAACCTTCCTCGATCACTGTCTTGAAGTCCGCATGGTGTTGTAGTCTGCGGAGTGCTTCGCCAAGTTTGATCTCGCCTCTTGCTGTTTCAATGTCCACTTCAATGGATTCTGTTTGGGCTTCATTATTCATTTATGTTTTTCCTATCATTGCTAGTTAGTTAACAGGTGTAGGTTGCGGACTCTAAGCACACTCAATTTATTTTTCACAACTATTTATTTTTGAGGTACTTAGCCAACTCAGTGACGTTGTCATCTTCACGTTCGAGACCCTTCTTATGGCTCTCCAATCGCATGTTGGCTTCAGCTTGTTCACCCTGGAGTTCCTTCTGTCTTTCCTGGGTAGTACCAGACTCTTGTTCAACGAAGTCGAGGTCAGTTTTATCCGACTGACTACCTAACTGACGGGCCTTCGCAATCTCAGTACCTTCGCGGGCCTCATTCAATCCAGCGTCTGACTGATGCTCTATGGCGCGGGCTTCAATCTCGAAGATCTCAGCTTTCAACTTGGCAATAGTCAGCTGCTTGATTTCCTCTTCAGCTGGATCGGGTTGTGGCTGGTAGTTCTCAATCTCTTTGGCTAACTCAGGCATTTTTCTGAGCCGAGCAATGTCACGTAGGATAATTCGGACCATCGCTGCATCTGCGCTGCTGCTCATGGTCTGCAACATGAACGCAAGCTCTTGAGCCTTGACGTTGTCTTCTTCCAGCGTGCTGATATCCATACGGAGATCGAAGTTGCCTGCCAGGTCATCACGGCGCACAGCAACAAAGCTCTCGTTGGTGATGCGGATAATTTCCTCATCTTCCAAGAACTCGCTGTTCATACTGATAATTTTGCGCGCGATCTTAGTCATGCCTGAAGCCAATCGCCTCAGGATGCCCATCTCACGTTTACCGGCTGCGTCGATTGCACCACGGATACCAGTGGCCACATCGCCCAGGGAATCAGCATTGATACCAGAGGAGAAGGCCTTAACACCGGTCATAGATTCGGCGTCAGAGTTCTGCTGCTGCAACATGAACTGTGCAGAGTTAGGGATCTCTGGGTAGGTACCCATGTGGAATGCCATACGGGGATCGATGGCGCCGTTGTATTCGTAGTCCTTGCCTTGTTGGAACTTACGCCGGTTGACCGCGTCTAGTGCGTCTTTGCGGACACCCACTTGACCGTTAGCAGATCGAGCCATGACATCAATCATGCCGCGGGTAATGGCTCCAATAATTTTCTGGTTGTCGACAAGCAGCTCACCATCAGGTTCACCGTAGACAGAGTCCTTAACCGGTAGAGTAGGGACGAAGATGAAGGGCAGTTTCTTGTCAGGATAAGGGGACTCTGCTAGTCGAATGAGTACATCACCTACCCAGGTAGCAACGATCGGGTACAGTTTGCCTGTGCCTCTGATATCGTAGAAGCCCCAGTAGTCATAGGCTAATAGCCGCTTGCGGGCATCATCTTTGAAGTTGAATGTCTGATCACTCTCATCTGCGTGGTCAGGTTCATTGAGGGGCGAACTTGCCTCGACATTGATCTGGTCAAGGTTGGTGTACTCCCCAGTTTCCCGTAGCTTGGCTTTGTTTGTCTCGTAACTGTGAACAATGAAGCTCGCATTATCATGGTCACTACCACACGAGGGATCGATGACAACATTAGCCGAGTTGCATACTTCCAGGATAGGCCGGTTGGATACGACCTTCAGTTCAGTGATGGTTTTCGTGCCATCAACAATTGGTTCCAGGGACTGACCCGATTCCTCAGATGCTTCTAGTGCCAGCCGGAGTTCTTCAGGTACTTCATGGGCATACCCGGTTGGGTCAGCTTCGCGTTGCGTGGCCAACTCAGCATAGAGTTCAGCCATCTCAGGATTAATTTCATAACCAACAATGTTGGGGCCTTCCCTGGTCACTTCTTCTTCGATAGTTTCCCAGCTGCATTTGACAATGATCGTGCCTTCATCAACAGCGGCCCGCACATAGTTATCAACAAAGGCGACCTTATCGATCTTGGTATTGAATTGATTGCCCAGTACCAGTTTGTTCTGCCGGGCAGCCTCAGTATCTTCAAAGGTAACTGGCTGAACGTCGAACAGATCATCAGCTGCCAGGAAGGGTTCTGATAGTGAGGCGTAGCGCCATTCAGCTTGTTTACGGATAAGTTTTGGTTGTACCCGTGAACGTCCGTCAACCTTAGGAATGACAGCGCTGCCTGTGATATTCAAGTTATCGAGCCATTCTTTAATCTTGGCTACTTGAGTATCGTGACTGTTCTTGGCGTCTGCGAGATCCTGTTTTAGATCAAGCAGAGCGGGGACTTTCTCCCACCCCTCAGGCGTGATGGTTTTGTCTGCTTCATCATCAAGTGCGTTTAGATTTGTCGCTGCCTGCATGCCCGAGTTCTCTTAGGGGAGTAATTCGGGCTAACGTAGCAAGTCAAAAAATACTTTTCTGATAATAAATTTTAAGCGAAGCCGCGGGACTCTAGCTTGGTCTGTTCTGAGTTCTCATCCAGGTCATAGTTCAATGCAGTTAGCTTGGTGACTTCCGCCTCAAACTTCTTCGCATAGTTATTGCCTGCGTGGAATTCACCACTGAGCCCCATTGAATTGGTGGCACGGCTGGCAATGTAGAAAGTCAGCGCTTGCAGGTACACCGAAGACAGATCGATTGTGGTCCGGTCTGGACTCGCGTTGGCTGTGACGGTGCGTATCGTAGGATGGTCTGCACGGTACACAACCCT